TGGGTGAGAGATACAGTAATTGTGGAGAGTCAGAGAAGTGTTGAATATAGCAAACAGTTTTTGTCTTCGATATCTACATCGGACACACAGATTTCTACAACCATTCCCGGTATGAAGGGGCATAAAACAATAAAAGAAAAGGATAGGGCTGCTCACGCGAATATATTCAATGAGCAATATATAGCCCTTATTAAAGGATAACCCATGGCAGGCAAAAACGGAAGTAACCCGAGAAATCCAGATTCTCCATTATTTAAGAGATTAACTAGATTATTCTCGGGCCCCATTGTAAACTATCGAGCTCAAATCGCTCGACAAGAACGCCGTAATGATTTAGATAAGTATCGATATCGTTTCCGTTCACTGAGCGGTCAAGAGTTCAAGCGCGCCACAGACAATCTTTCCAAGAATTATAATCTCTTGTCATCGCATGCGATGCGCAACCAGAACCGCGGGGAGAGATACCAAGACTTTGATCAGATGGAGTATATGCCAGAGATCGCTTCAGCAATGGATATCTATGCCGACGAGATGACGACGTCTAATGAGTTTGACCAGCTTCTTACAATAGACTGTCTTAATCTTGAAATTAAGACCATTTTAGAAACTCTTTTTTATGATGCATTAAACATCGAGTTTAATGCTTTTGGTTGGGCCCGCTCAATGGTTAAGTTTGGAGATTTCTTTTTATATTTGGATGTCGACGAGCAGATCGGCGTCAAATCAGTTATCGGATTACCCAGTTCTGAATTAGAGAGACTAGAAGGACAGGACCCGACAAATCCAAATTATGTACAGTTCCAGTGGAACGGCGCTGGTATGACCTTTGAAGATTGGCAGGTCGCTCATTTTCGTATTTTAGGTAATGATAAGTATAGTCCTTATGGGACATCAGTCCTGGACTCCGCCCGCCGCATCTGGCGCCAGCTTGTGTTAATTGAGGATGCCATGATAGCATACCGCGTAGTGCGTGCCCCCGAACGTCGGGTCTTTAAGATTGACGTAGGAAATATTCCACCGCAGGATGTCCCCCAATACATGGAGAAGGTGAAGACCGAGATGAAGCGTAACCAAATGGTGAACGCTTCTACTGGTCGCGTAGATTTGCGTTACAATCCTCTATCTCTAGAAGAGGACTATTTCATTCCGATGCGGGGCGGGGTGGGCTCCGATATTACTTCGCTACCTGGCGCCAAATCTTTGGATGATATTGAGGATGTTAAGTATTTGAGAGACAAGCTGTTCGCAGCCCTTAAGGTGCCGCAGTCTTACCTCACCAACCTAGACGGAGACAACGAAGACAAAACTACGTTAGCTCAAAAGGACATTCGGTTTGCCCGAACCATCCAGCGCCTTCAGAGAGCCCTGATTTCTGAACTAGAAAAAATCGCAGTTGTTCATCTTTATACTATTGGCTTCCGGGGCGAGGACCTGGTGAGTTTTAAATTAGCTCTCAACAATCCCTCCCGGCTTGCGGAATTACAGCAACTGGAGTATATGCGTACCAAGTTTGATATTGCAAACTCGGTTCCCGAAGGGGTCTATAGCAAGCGTTGGCTTTCCAAAAACATTTTGGGAATGTCGGACGAAGAATTCTTGCGCAATCAACGAGAGTCCTTTTATGATAAGAAATATCAGCAAGCTCTCGAAGGAGTACAAGAACAAGCGGCCGCAGACGAGATGGGCGGGGGTCTAGGCGGCGATCTTGGAGGCGACCTCGGAGGAGACCTCGGAGGAGATCTCGGTGGCGAAGACCTTGGAGGCGCCGCAGGAGGCGAAGAAGGGGGCGCCGAAGGAGGTGAAGACTCTGCACTTCTGACAGCTCCTGCTCGCCGCGAGGATCGACCTGGCCCGGCCCAAGATAGAATCTCGCGCCGACCAGACGGCCGTCGCGCTGGCGGCCCTTCGCGTCGCCATCTTCGAAGTCTTGTGGCCCCCGAAGTTCCCACTGGTCGAGCAGAGAAACGACGCGTCGGCCATTCCATTGGTCGCGTTGGTGTACCCGATCTTCGAGCCTTAGTTAGTCTACAAGAGAATGATGCATCTATTTATACTAAGGACGAGGCAGTATTAATGGAAAGTACCACCAACATCCAGCGACTTATAGCTCAACTGGAGAGCAAAGAGAAAGAGGCGGAACAGGATGAAACACAACAAGAAACGTAATACTGCATTTATTTATGAAGCTCTTGTTAAAGAGTTTACAAAGGCGGTGCTAGAGACCAATCTTCCCCGTAAAGATATAGCCATGGCAATTCTTAAGGAACATTTTTCGAAGGGCACTCTTTTGGCTGAAGAACTGCAGTTGTACCAGACTTTACTCGAAACTAAAAATGTGAAGAGTGATTTGGCGGAGCGTCTTCTTAGTGAGACCCGGGCCGCACGAAAGGCTCTCAACGAGGCAACCCTTTTTGATGCTCAGTCTAAAGTGATTGCTGCAATTAATAAAAATCTAGGCTCTGAAGTTTGGGCAAATTTTGTTCCCAACTTTAAAACCTTGGCGTCTATTAGTTCGATTTTTAATACCAAAGCTACCGTTAAACAGAAGGTATTGTTTGAACAAGCACTTATAGATCGTATGACGCGCCGCCATGAACCCCACACAGAAGATCTGAAATCGATAGATAATTTGACTTATCGATCCTTTATTAAAAAATTTAATAATAAATATAGTGGACTTTTAGAGGAACAAAAAGATTTTCTTAATAGATATATTACCTCATTCGCGGATGAGGGGTTTGAGCTGCGTGTCTATCTCAACGAGGAAATTGCAAGACTTAAAAGTCTAATTAGTAAAACGGTTGAGGATAGCACTGCTGATACGCTCATTCGCGAAAAGTCACAAAGTGTGGTGACGTATTTAGAAAATATTAGAAAGCGCGAGTTTGTGCCGGATGATATTACTAAGCTGCTGAAGACTCAGGCCTTGGCAAAGGAACTGGTAAACAATGATTAAGATCAAGGTCGGCGGCCCCCAAGCAACAGTTGAACTCAACGCGCGAAAGGCGCTGGATGGGTCGCTGCTGGTTATGGATCATAAAAAGATTGATATCGCCGTTATACCAGAAAAGATGAAAGTAGTCACCTTCCCTAAGACCACGGCTACGGAAGATGTGTATGATTACCAAAATCGCCTACTGGAATTGTTGGCCGACAAAGGAATTATCGATCGCGGAAGCATTCAGGGGGGGAATGTATTTCGATCCCTTGAGGGGGCTGTATTTCCTAATGAAGAGGTTAACTCATTGCAGGCCGCAGTTTATGTGATTGCGGAATTCATCAATTATGAAGCCAGTATCGAGAAGGTAGCAGATCAGTACGAGCAAGAACTCGAAGATATGTACACCCATCCGTCCGACCGAGATTCGACGGAGTACGGCGAAGTCCCGCAATATGCGGAGAAAGGGTCTATGCGTCCTGGGTATTATTACTATCCGTTACGCTACCGATATTAAATGGAATTAATACATTTTATACTTGCCGCTTACGGCATGACATTCATCCTTATACACGGACATATCTTTAATAAGATCCGGCCACCTTGCAAATCGATGTGGGGCTTCGGCCGTTTGTTCCATTGTCATTTGTGTATGGGATTCTGGGTTGGAGTGTTTCTTTGGGGCGTAAGTCCATATACAGAACTATTTAGTTTTAGCAATCAGCCCATGACAGCATTCATGTGCGGTTGCATTAGTGCTGGAACATCATACTTCTTAAGTATGTTGGTCGAGGACTACGGGATCCGAGTGGTCCATAAAGGAGGTGAGCAATCATGAAAAAATGGATGATCCAACCAGTTCGACGTTGCTGCTCCGGCAGTTGACTACTTTAAAGGAATAATATAATGGCACGCAGAAAAAATGTAAAACGAATAGACCCAAGATACTTCTTGCACGAGACAGTTAATCGTGAGGAAGAACCCTTAGAGGAGTTTTTGGGCTTCTCGAAGAAAGAGAAGCTCGCGAAGAAGGTTAAGAAAATCCTTGCGATGATCGACAAGGCCGGGGGAAAGTACAACAACCGGCCAGTCCACGACTTCATCAAAGAACCTTTTGCTATAGCTATAGCCAAGGGCGCCAATCCGCGCACCGCAAAGATGAGCTACCCGGAGGCTCTGGATGCCTTCGACCTTGAGCAAGAAGAACTTCAAGCTTTGAAACAAGTTTATGTGGACGAAGTGGGGGCAGCGAAAGAGCGAGAGGCAGCGCGCGCCAAGGACAAGCGTATGTCTGCCCAAAGAGACCAGCGAAATATCGATGCAATCAGTCAGCGAGACAAGGACGCCCGGGCCACAGCACAAGGCGCCGAAGACCTTAAAGATGTCTTCAGAAGTTTTGACAGGGCTCGCGGTTCACTCAAAAAGAATATGAAATCGGGTCAGCCCGGTCTTGCCAAAGAGCTTTTAAGAAATGCAGAGATGGTTCAGAAGTACGCTCAGGGTCGAGACAAGCAGGAGCTTGCCAAGGTAATGCAGGCTCTGGAGAAGTTTGCCGGCGAGGCTGGGATTGAACAACGCCACCGCGATCGTCCGAGCACTTCTAGAACGGGCGGCTATGGTTCCTCAGCCACCGACAAGTATCGGTGGCATAAGGAATAAACAGTGGCACAACTCCTACGAGAATACTATGAACTATGCGAAGGCGGTATCTGTCAGGATCTGCTGACGGAAGCCGAAAAGCGTTTCGTCAAAGAAGGCGGAATGATGCTCACCGGCAAACTTCAGGAGTGTGATGTTCAGAACGGTAACGGTCGAGTATACCCGGCGCCGATTCTCACTCGGGAAGTGAAGAAGTATGCGGGGATAGTGCAAGACAATCGGGCCCTAGGAGAACTAGATCATCCTGAGTCTTCTATTATTAACCTCACCAACGTTTCTCACATGATGACGGAAGTTTGGATGGACGGCCCGAGCGTGATGGGGAAGGCTAAAGTTCTCAATACACCATCAGGTCAGATACTCCGTTCTCTGGTGGAGTCAGGCGTTAAGATCGGAATCTCTTCTCGTGGTATGGGCTCGGTTACTGAACAGCAGGGCAAAACGATGGTAGAGGATGACTTTCAATTGATCTGTTTTGATATTGTATCAGAACCGTCGACGCCCAACGCCTTTATGGGACTTTCTGAAAGTAAGTTAATGAATGAAAATGTGGCGCGCAACAACCGGATCGTAGCGCTACTCAACGATATTATTGGAGAAGGGTCATGATGACTGAAGAAGAGATTGCAGTTTTTGAGGGGAAGATAGCGAATTGGTTTTCGGGAGCTTTTAGTCAAGGCCGCCGCAAAGGATCACCCCCGGCAATGCCTAAGGCTTCCGGCGGAGCACCCTCTCCCACGACACCAGATCCCGATCCGGGCCCCGGCCCGGGCACTGATCCAGGTCCAGACCCCGACCCCGGGCCAGAGCCCGGGCCAGAGCCCGGGACCACCGAATTAAGTAAAGATGCTCCTCTTTCTATAACTAAGCGCCAGCCGCAACTTCGCGTGGGCCCCGGTAATAACCCCCAACAACAAGCTGCCGGCGGACAAAAAGAGGCGCCCCTGGTGATGCAGCTGCAAAAGCTTGGCCTATCACAGCCCGTCGCCCAGCAGCTTGCTAAGACAATAGCGCAGTACTTTAAGCGGCGCACTGATATATCAGTTCCTGTCGCTGAAGAAATTGCGGCTTTGATGATGCCGGTGCTGGTGGAGCAGTTAGTTAAGGGTCTCATGAATGAGGCGCGCCCCGAATATCGAAAGCGATTTGACAGCTCTTTAAGAGGAATCAAAGCCGCTAAAGCAAGACTTACGAAGGCGGAGAAAGAACATGAGGCCTCAGCAGACAAACGCTTTACTCGTGATGAACTTCGTGCCGCTAAAGCTAATTTTGAAACGGCCGCGGCAGGATATGAGGCTATTGAGAAAGATTTAGAGGGACTTAAGCACTCCGAAAAAGGCGCCAAAGCTGCAAAAGCTTTGGACAAGCAGCGTCAAGGCGCACGCATTCGTGGGATGGGTGGCAAGGATACTGGCCATGCGGGTTCATCTCGGGCTAAAGGTATCATCGACAAAATTCTCACCCGTTTCGTTGCGGACAACCAGCAGCTTCTGGCGAAGGATGAAAAACTACAGGCCATTTTCTCGGGTGACGACGATGGTCGCGCACTCAATGCGTTGCGCAAATCTATCATTAATTTGCTTCGACGTCAAATGAAGCGCCGCGGCTACGATGCCGCTGAGATTAAAAAGTTAGTAAACGAATCTGTTTTAATGGTGGGCAGGTTTATACTAGAAGAGATGACAACTAACGAAAAAATCCGAATGCTGGAAGAGAATCGACTAAATCGATGGAAAGTATTATCAGGCATTAAATGAAAAAATCAGACCTAAAAAGAATCCTCAAGCCTCTTATTCGAGAGTGTGTAAAAGAGGTGATTTTGGATGAGGGAGTTCTTGCCGGAGTAATTTCAGAGGTGGCCGTGGGCCTAACTGCCACCCACTCAACTGCCCCACCCATTGTGGAACAGGCAGACCCGGTCCGGGAGCGACTGCAGCAGAATGCTTTTTCCAACAAACAGAATAGCACATTAAAACAGCAAAAACAGCAGTTAATGCAAGCGGTGGGAAGGCAAGCCTATAACGGCGTCGATCTCTTTGAGGGGACCACCCCGGCTCCTGCGCAGGGAAGTGTGACTCAGCCCGGAGGGGACCCTTCGCATGCGGGGGTAGATATTAGCAGCTTGTTTGGGTCAGTCGGAAAAAATTGGAATGCTCACATGGACAATGTGAAGGAAGATACACAATAGAATTATGGCCACCAATGTTAGCGTCCAACAGCGACGCAATGAAACATCTGAGCGATTAATCAGGCGATTTATTAAAAAAGTTAAAAACGAGAAGATTCTCGAAACCTATCGGGATCGAACAGCTCACTATATTAAACCATCAGTTAAGCGAAAGCTGAAACAGAAGAAGGCCCGGAAGGCTCAGGAGAAGCTCGAAAGGCGTAAACAACAAAAAATGTTTCGTTAAAGGGCGGCCCTACGACTAATTAATTACGGAGAGATTTATAATGCCACCATTTCAATATAAAGCCGGACTTCATAACGTAGGGTCCTATCAGGTGTCGGGCCGCCCATGGGCAACCGGCAGCATCAACTGTCGCAAAGATACGATGGAGATCGCCCAACTTGATTTTCCTACTGTTACATCCTTTGTTGTTATTTCTAATATGGACAGCGCCAACAATAATGTTCGCGTTGGATTTTCAAGTGGAGGCGTCGCCGGGTTAGGCGCCGCCGGGAACAATAACAATTACTTGGAACTCCCCCCCACGAGTGGGTCGGGACCCCTGCACTTGGATCTTAAGTTGACTCAACTGTTTTTAAGTGGATCCGATAATGTTTCGGTGATCGCTGGCCTGACGGGTATTGAAAGTGGATCAATTGATACCAATCCCAATAATTCTCCAAATGGCCCCAATTGGTCTGGCTCTGCCGGTATTGGCTAATGGGAACGTTGGGGCTATGGTAAAAGATGGTATGCGACACGAACGTTACTCAATCAGGGAGGCACGTATCTTACAGACTATCTAGTTATCATGAGCAACTAAGCGGGGTAACTGAATGTCTGATCCGGTAAATAAGTGGGACCAACCTGAATCTGCGCCCCCTCCCATGTTCTTTGGGAAAAAAGAGCGCGACTTAGTAAAGCAGGTAAACGACGAACTCGCGGAACGCGTTGTAGGCCAAACTATAGCCTACTACTCAGTGAGTCTCGAAGACTCTGAATTTCATCCCATTTATGGCGAAGCAATTGATAAGGTTACATTACCGCCCGTTCGTGTTTATGCGTACGTTACAGTTGAAAACGAACAAAGTAATGAGCGCTATGGTTATGAGTATCAAACGAAGCTCACCGTCAACTTTAATCGCAAGCGCCTAACAGAAGATCAAAACCTTTTCGTCCGGGTTGGTGATTTCGTTCAGTACGGCGACGAATTCTATGAGGTTGTTAAAACGTATAATGACACTCGTTATTATTTTGGCCAGATAGAGCATAAGTTTCAAATTTCGGCAGAATGTATAAAAGCCCGCGAGGGTGTTTTCCGCATTCGGGGTTCAATGAAGCCCCAACTTGTCACTACTGCGCCGGGAGTAAAGGCCGCGGTCGAGCCAGCCGCAGCCCCCCCACCCGTCGTTCCTCGCGCTCCTAATAATGCTGAGTATCTGGTGCTTACAGCCGATTCGGGCCTTACCAAAGAGCGTATTCTCACAGCCGGGGACAACATCACCTTTACTGATGGTGGCGCAGGTGGAGCCCTTACAATTGCGGCAACGGGCGACCTAGCTGTTTCGTCTTCGGCTCTGGTCTATTCGGCCGTGGGACTTCAAAGTTCGGGATATCTCAAAGTTACCGGATCAACGACCCTAGCTGGCCTTCTTTCTTCTTCTGCCGCCGCGCGACTTGTTGGCTCTTTGTCCTCTTCCGGAGACATTGCCACTACGGGCGCCATCCATGCGACCACTTATTATGGTGACGGCTCCAACCTAGCGGGAGTGGGGTCCAATGCATCGGGCTCAGCGCGCCAATATTCCGCAACTGGAATAGAAACCTCTGGGTATCTGAAAGTTACTGGTTCCGTTACTCTTGCCGGCTCGCTCTCCTCGTCCACAGGGGCGACTTGGGCCTCTTCGGTTTCCTCCTCTGGGGATGTCGCCATTACGGGCGCCCTACACGCGGCTACCCTATACGGCGATGGTTCGGGTCTCAGTGGGATCATTACCTCTGTGTCCGGAACTGCTCGTCAGTATTCCGTCACCGGTGTAGAAACCTCAGGTTATCTGAAGGTAACTGGTTCTAGCACATTGGCTGGTGCTCTATCTTCCTCAGCCGGCGTCGAGATTGTGGGCGCCACTATGGTGGGCGGCGCTCTCAATGTTTCGGGTACGGTTACGGCAGCGAGCATTGCTAGCGGCTCCCTGGCGGGAAGTGGGAGCTTCATTGGACTCAACAGCTCCAATCAGCTTGTGCTTACTGGGGCCGGCGAGCCTGTCTCTGGAACGATACGACACTATTCCGCCACGGGGCTAGAAACCTCAGGATATTTGAGGGTGACGGGTTCAACTACATTTGGGGGGGCTCTTTCTTCTTCTGCCGGCGCCGCCTTGGTTGGATCTCTCTCTTCATCGGGTGATATGGCGGCTAGTGGAAACATTCATGCGGCCGCCTATTATGGTGATGGTTCTAATTTGGCTGGCGTCAGCAATGCTTCCGGGTCAGCCAGACACTATTCTTCGACAGGACTCGAAACATCGGGTTATTTGAAGGTTTCGGGCTCCTCCACTTTAGCCGGCACCCTGTCATCGTCCGCGACCGCTGTATGGGCCGGTTCGGTTTCCTCCTCCGGCGATCTTGCTGTTACTGGCAATGTGCACGCGACAGCTTATTATGGTGACGGCTCTAATTTAGCAGGAGTCAGTGATGCGTCGGGCTCCGCTCGACATTATTCCTCTACTGGGTTCGAAACATCGGGCTACCTGAAGGTAACCGGGTCCAGCACTCTTGGGGGCGCCATCTCATCCTCTGCTGGTGCGGTCCTGGTGGGGTCAATTTCTTCGTCTAACGATCTTGCTGTTACTGGCAATGTGCACGCAGCGGTTTATTACGGCGACGGGTCCAACTTGAGCGGCATTGCAGGGACAGCTTCCGGCTCCGCTCGACACTACTCTTCTACCGGGGTAGAGACTTCGGGATATTTGAAGGTCTCGGGGTCCACAACTTTGGGGGACTCTCTTTCTTCCTCTGCGGGGGCAGTTTTCGTACAATCCCTCTCGTCTTCCGGCGACGTCGCCATCACTGGCAATATGCATGCTGCGGTCTACTATGGTGATGGTTCTAACTTAAGCGGTATTGCGGGAACCGCGTCCGGATCGGCGCGCCATTATTCTGCGACCGGTCTTGAAACCTCGGGATACCTCAGGGTGACGGGATCGACCACGTTGGGAGGAGCCATCAGTGCATCCGCTGCAGCCCGTTTGGTCGGGTCCCTCTCTTCATCAGCCAATGTAGCCGTGACAGGAAATGTTCATGCGACAACCTATTATGGCGATGGCTCTCAGTTGACAGGAATCGGCGCTGCGTCGTTCTCAGGCTCTGCTCGAATATATTCTGCAACTGGGCTCGAAACGTCAGGGTTCATGAAAGTGTCGGGCAGCGCCGAATATGGCGGGGGCATAATGCATAATCTTACGGCAGTTACGGCGCCGACTTATAGCATATTAGCTACCGACTATTATATAACGGCAGACACATCGGCCAACACAATTACGTTAACGCTGCCAAACACCAATACCGATGAGACCGGCCGCACCTTTATAATCAAAGATGTCGGCGGAAATGTTGCAACAAATCCTATTACCATAGACGGCTACCAACTAGAGACAATTGATGGTCAAGCATCTTTTGAACTCAGTTCACCATATGGAGCGGTGAGCCTTTTTACCGATGGCGCGAGTTGGTTTATTTACTAGATCCAAAAAGATACATATAAATATGTTTTGTTGAGGTCTTTTGGTACGGCCATTACTATATGTTATAGAAAACGGAAGTGGCTACTCGTATATCTGTTATGTTTTGCTTCTTCAGATTGTGATTACAATCTATTGATTTTATGACTTTTTCACCCGTTTGCCATTAACATAGGAGGATTTTTCCAATGGCTTACAAATTTCAAAAGGGCGCGTTCCACGCGGACGGCCTTATTTCAGGCTCATCGACGGTAAAAGCCGTTGGGTCTCTTTCATCTTCTGGCGATATTGCCGTTACAGGGGCGGTCCATGCTGCCCAGCTGTACGGTGGTGGCGCTGGTATCACTGGCATCTCTTCTGATGCTGTGGATGTTACCTCGTCTACTGGTGACCTTGCTTATCCGATCGTCTTCACTGAAGGTGCTCAGACCGCTGGTACTTTGGGACTTGGTCTAAACACAGCACTGA